GTGTGTAACCTCTCGACTTTTTCTCTCGCTCCGATTCAGAAAACGACCCCCCCCGGTCGTTCAGTGGTTCCCAATTTGGGGGCGATTCTGTGAGCATTCGGCGCTATTCCAAGCAGCTCAAGCGGGGCCTCGAGTTTCTCGAGCTGGAGGATCGTGAGTACTACGCGATCAAGCTCGCCGAAGTCCGCGACGACTTGGTGGACTGCCGGGCGGCCGGGAAGTCGACGGCCATCGCCGTCCTTCATCGCCTGGAGGTCGAGCTCAAGGAGAAGGCGCCGGTCGATGAACTGGACCGCCTTGAGGTGATGGACCCGACCGAGCTGATGGGAGTGATTACAGATGCGGTCGTGCAATTGCCGGCCGTCCTACAGGATGAGCTTCGGGCAACCTTGGCCTCACTATCCGCGGGCCAGGTTGTGAAGATGCCCACCAAGAAGGGCGGCACCAAGTGAGCCTGGCCACCCTTGCCCGAGCAGCTAGTGAGCTTCGGATCAAAGCGGAGACCAGGCCCCTCGAGTTTTGGCGACCGACCCCGCCGCAGCTCACATGGCTCTCGGACGCCTCACCGGTCAAGCTTCTAAGGGGCGGCAATCAGATCGGAAAGACCATGGCCACATGTGCCGAGGTGATCTGGCGAGCAACGGGCACCCACCCATACCTTGACACCCACATCCCTCCGGTCGAGCTGTGGATCATTTGCCATAGCTGGGAACAGTCGAAGAGCGTGCAGCAAAAGTTTCACGAACTCGCGCCCAAGGATGAGCTGCACCCGGAGACGGTCTACATCCCGGGCCGTGGCTACCGGGGCAAGGTTCCGGTCGTCATCTTTAAGAATGGATCCATCGTCCGCATCAAGACGACCAACCAGGGAAGCCTCGGCCTGGCCTCCGCCACCGTTCACGGTGTTTTCATTGACGAACCCCCCCCGCCCCAAATCTGGGGAGAGCTTCAAGCTCGGGTTCTTCGGAAAGGCGGGGTCATTGGGATCTCGCTCACGCCGGTCGGCGCTCCGGTGGGGTGGCTTCGGAAGCTTGTAGAGGAGGGAGTGGTGGCCGACCACCAGGCCGCCCTCACCATCGAGAACACGACGCCGATCGGTGGCCGCCCCTTGATCACCCAGGAGCAGATCGATCGCATTGCCCAAGCCTACCTCCCGATCGACCGAGCTCAACGCCTCGAGGGCGCCTGGGAAGGCTCAACCGAGGGCAGAGTCTTTGAGGCTTTCAACGAAGAAATGATCGTTGATGGACCCTTGCCAGACCTCCCGGCCGAGGCCGTGGCAAATGGCCACGCATACAAGATCGGGATCGGGATCGATCATGGCGCCGATGTCGGCAGCCAGGTCGCGGTCCTGGTCGCGGTCGACAAGTCAGATGGAGCGTCGAAGATCTTTGTCCTCGATGAGTACATAGCCGGGGCGGCAAGCCCGGAGACCCACGCCCGCGGCATGATCAAGATGCTCCAGCGGAACGGCATGAGCCACAACCATGTCGACAAATGGGTGGGCGATCGGGCCTATGGCGGAAAGCGGAGCGGTGGGAAGATGTCCAACCATCGACTCATGCAAGGCTTTTCCACGGTCCTCGGCATGAAGCCAGGCCGCCCGGCCTTCCGCATCCGCACAGCTCACAAGCCCCGGTGGTCGGTCTACTACGGATCCAACGTCCTCCACGAATGCATGGAGCGCGACAACTTCCAGATCCGGTCACGCTGCAAGCAAACGATCCGCAGCCTGAAGCACTGGCAATTCAAAGACGACGAACACAAACACGCGATCGATGCACTCCGGTACGGCGGTGTCAGTTTGATCTCGCCGAAATTCAAGGCCCCCATTCACATCAAGCTCTACAAGTAGAGGCTTTCACCATGCACAAGATCCCACACATGCCAGCCCCACCCGACTCGGCCGAGTCCCAACGCTGGGACCACACCCGACTCCGCCGCCGCCTTCTCGAGGGCAACTGGGGCGGAGACCTGGCCGAGAGATACCGCCGCCACATGGGCACCACCCGATCGGCCGCACACGGTGAGCTTGACCTATCGGCCAACCCGTTCCGGGTGATCTCGCGTGAGTTGTCCGTCCTCTATGACAAGACCCCGCACATTCGGCACGACGACGAAGAGCGCGAGGATGTGGCCACCTTCCTCGGTGCGTCCGGTGCCCTCACGGCCTCCGGGTTGTGGGCCCAAGCCCAATGGTTCCAGGCCCGGGTGATTGGGTGCCGCGAGTACCTAATGAGGGTGACGGTCGACGATGAGGGCGTCCGGTTCCGACCCGTCCCACCCGACAAGGTGGTAGCCACCTCGAGGCCCGACCGGCCAGATATCCCCGACTCGATCCGTGAGCTCCGCCTCCGCGATGTTGAGGGTGAGCTGGTCTGGTGTTGGGATGTCCTCGACATCCGCGATCCAGGGTATCCGCTCTATCGAGTCTTAAAGGCCGGCACGCGCGGCCCCATTGAGGAGGGCGTGGATCTCACGCTCACCGTACTGGGCGCCACCTATGAGGGCGAGACCTACCCGTATCGCAAGGCCGATGGGACACCGGTGATCCCCTATGTCCTTTACCATGCACAGCGATCCGGCGATCGGCTCTGGGATGCTTGGGAGGGCGTCGAGGTTGTCGAGGGATCGCTCAATCTGGCGGTCGCCTGGTCGTTCTGGTTCCACTGCCTCCGCGACGCGAGTTGGCCACAGAGGTATTTGGCCAACTTGATCCCCGCGGGCCTGTCCATCCAAGACGCCGACGGTGGCCGCCGGGCCGAGGTCATCACCGATCCGGCTTCGGTCTTGATCCTTGAGTCCAATGCGGACAGCGCGGCCGAAACAGGCCAACCCATGGTCGGGCAATGGAGCCAGGCCGCCGACATCGAGAGTCTCGAGCGGGCGATCTCCGCCTTTGCCGCCAGGCTCACCCAAGACGCGGGCGTTCCACCTTCGGACATTCAGCGGCTCAATAGCTCGCGGAGCGGCTACGCGATCGCCCTCACCAATGAAGGCAAGCGCCAAGCCCAACGCCGCTACGCTCCCCAATTCATGGCGTCCGATGCTCAACTCATCCGACTCGCCGCGATCCTCCTCAATCGGCACAATGGCACCGACCTCCCCGAGGATGGCTATGCCGTGATCTACCAAGAGATCCCACTGTCCGCCCAGGAGCTCGACGGCCGGCGGAAGCATGTGCTCGAGCTCCTTGAGGCTGGCCTTCTCGATCGGGTGGCCGCATACCGCACACTCAACCCCGGGCTCACCGAGACCCAGGCCAAGGCCGACCTCGGGGCCATCACGGCCCAAGCACTTCCCACCCTCAACCGATCCACCCAATAGACCAGGGAGCACCCTATGGCCTTTACCTGCCCACACTGTGAGAAAGACAACCCCGACGCCGTGCCAAAGTCTCGATTTGATGAGATTTATGGCGAGCGCCGCACACTCAAGGCCGATCTTGCAGAGGCAAAAAAGTCGATCGAGGCCGCGAGCGCCACGGCCACGAATGCCGAAGAACTCACCGCCCGAGTCGCTGAGCTCGAGGGCCAACTCACCAGCCAAAGCTCGGCCCACAGTCGGGCGGTCGCTGCAATGGGCGCCGGTGTCACCGATCCCGAGGACGTGGCCGATCTCCTGGCCATCTTCGATCGGCGTGCCCCGGAGGGCGTGAGCTTGTCCGACTGGCTCTCTGAGCGTGACAGCCTGCCCAGGTCGGCAGCGGCTTTGCTCGCAAGCTCCACACCCACAGCCACAACACCAACACCGACCGAGACCGTGGCCGCCGCCCCGGCTGAAGTACAGAACCACACGACAAATGGAACCCCAGCCCCGCCGGCCGATGCGGGCGCCGTTCCACACACCGCGGCCCCCGGAACATTCAGCGCACAGGCGATATCAAAGATGTCCGTCGCGGAATACCGAGAGAAACGGGCGGCCATCCTTGCGGGTGAGAGTCGCTAAATACTTGACGCGCCAAGGTGCCACGCGGTACACTGGGCGCGACATCCCCATAGACAACTCGCCTCGGGTCGCACCCGGAACCGCGGAAAAGGGTGAGTGGAATCAATCCACACCCACACCCCCGGTGCCCCCATGGCTAACGAAATTACCTATGCATTGGGTGGCGACATTCGCGCCGCCGCCATCCTCCACCAGGAGCTCGCCACCTTGCTCGCCGATCGCGCGAGCTTGATGGGTCACTCCGCCCTCGTCAACTATGGCGACATGTCTGGCCGCGGTTCCACCGTGCTCCAAGTCGGACAGGCTGGCCTTGACGGCTACGACAAGATGGCCTCAGTGGCTGAAGGTGCAAGCGTCGCAAACACTGCGCTCACCGATGCCAGCGTGAACATCACGATCGCTCGCCAGGCTTTGCAGTACGAGATCACCGACTTGATGAGCTTGTCCGATTCGATCGGCCTGGTGGCTCCCCGCCTGGCTCAGTCGATGGTCGGATCTGCCGACATGCGGTTTACCCAGATGGTTTGCGAAGTCACCGACGACTTCACCGCCACCGCGGGGACCAGCGGGACCAACATGAGCGTCGACGATTGGTTTGACGCCCAGTTTGCCCTCACCCAAGCCGGCGTCCCCGGGCCATACCTGGCGATTCTCCACCCAGTACAGCTAACGGACTGGCAAGGTTCTCTCAGAGCCGAGACCGGCGTGTTGTCTTGGCAGCCTGCAAGCGCTGAAGCGATCGCGATCAAGGGACAAGGCTACGCCGGACAATTCGGTGGAGTGGACGTGTTCTCGAGCCAGCAAGTCCCAACGGCCAACGCCGGGGCGGATCGTGCCGGCGGCATGTTTGGAGCGGGCGCCGTTGGCTACGCGACCGGCATGCAGTCCGCGATTTACTCGGGCGGTGAGATCGTGGTCCCAGCCGGGGCCCAGATCGTGGCCGAGTTTAGCCGGAACGCATCGGCGGGCCAGACGATCATCACGGGTAACCTCTTCTGTGGCGTGGCCATCGTCGAAGACTCCCGCGGTGTGAGCATCATCACCGACGCGTGATTTTCTCGGGGCGGCCCGGGGTGGCTTTTTTGCTCCCTGGGTCTGCCCCGGGTTTGCCCTTTCCTTTTCCACCAACCAAGCCAGGGAGCAGACCATGGCATTCAACCCAAGCGACACCGAGGCCGGCACCCTACAGGGCCGTCCCGTCACCCGAACCAAAGGGCGATCCAAGCGGCTCAACCTTCCGGCTACGCCGGCGTTCGTGTTCAAGTACCACCCGACCCGGTGGGGTGTCATCAACGGCCAATGGGCCCCCATTCTTTCCAAGATGAAGCTCGATCCCGGCGTGGGTGGCATCGGTGCCAACATGTCCGAGGGCGGAGCTCGAGAGAACGCCCGGCAAGTCGGGTGGACCATCTTGGACCCCGACACGATCGGCGAGGACTATTGTGTAGTGTATGACGGCGTGAATGGCGCCGTTCACATGGAGCCCTGGGTCGAGATCAAACAGGTCGGCGGCCGGGTCATCCTCAAGCCGGATCTTGACGGCTATCTCGCCTTCCTTCACCGACTCATTGATGGCGGCCACGTTGCCCCCCTTGATGAGGACATCCAGGCCGCGATCGTCGCCCAACAAGAGGCACGCATCACGCGCAACTCGGGCAAGGAAGACAAGGTGTCAAAGGCCCGCGCCAAGAAGGACACCGAAAAGCTCGAGACCATGAAGAAGCCCGCGCGGAAGCGAAAGGCCAAGACGACCAAGAAGGCGGCCTCAAATGGGTGACCAAAAGCGCACAGGCCGGGAGGCGATCCAGGAAATGACCCGCCGGGCCTATGAGTCTGGAGGGCAAGCCCAGGCCGCGGCCATGAAGAAGAAGGCCACCGAGGCCGCCAAGCGCCGCGACCGAAACGAGGGCCGATAGCCCATGAGCTCGACCGACACCCTGTATAGCGCCCGCTTCTTGACGCCCGAGTGGCTCGAGCGTGGGCGCGACAACCTGGCCAAGTGCCCGGTCTACCGAGACGGGGCCCTTGTCGCCCCGATCTCGGGTGCGGTGTCCGTCTTCAATGCGTCCAACCTCGAGGTTGTGGCCTCCGCCGCCGTCTCGATCTCTGGATCGGTCGCCCAATACACGATCACATCTGGCACATTGGCCACCGAGATCCTTGGGGCTGGGTGGCTCCTCGAGTGGCAGCTCACCATGCCCGACGGCGTGACGCACACTTTCCGCACCGACGGTGGCCTGGTCCGTCGCCGCCTTTACCCCGTGGTCACCGACGCCGACCTCACCCGACGCCACACCGACCTCACCAGCCTCCGGCCGTCCGGGTTGACCAGCTACCAAGATTACATTGACGAAGCCTGGGCCGAGATTGAGAACCGCTTGATCGGTGAAGGGAACAGGCCCTACTTGGTGGTCAACCCGCACGCCTTCCGCGAGGTTCACCTGTTCAAGACCCTGGAACTCATCTTCACCGACTTCCATATGTCGGCGGGCGACGGCAAATGGCTCGAGCTCGCGAACCAATATGGGAAGCTCTACGGGATCGGATGGCACCGGGTCGCCATGTCATACGACACCGACGACGACGGGTTTGCAGATAGCAAGGACAGCCGACGATCGGTGATCTCCACCGTGTGGCTCTCCGGCCGGGGCTCCTGATGAGTGCCCTATCCGTCGCCTCGGTCCGCTCCCGAATCGCGACCGCGGTGAGTGGCCTGTCTGGGTGGAAGGAAAGCCGATCCCCATATTCGAGCTTTGGCCGAGACCCCGCCAGCGTGGCACACCTTGGCTATTCGGTGGGCGTCATTCAAACCCGACCAGTGGGTGACCGCCAACGGGTGGCCGAAGGTACGACTGTCAAGACTACCGCGGCCGTTCGCTTCCTCTACCGTCTCCGCCCAAAAGACCAGATCACCGACTACGACCTGGCGCTGGATGCCGAGCATGACCTGGTGAAAGCCTGCATGGATGAGACGATCCGGGCCGATCTCCAGGTGCTCTTTTCGGAGGTCCCAATTCGGGAAGTCGACGACGCGGGTGAGTGGTTCCTTGGTGAGGTTCACTTCACCTGTATGCACAGGATGGCTCTCCAATGACCCACGCCGAAGCCCGTGAGCTCCTCGACACCCATGCCGCCGGTTGGGCTGATGCCGCCGCGCCGGTTCTCGAGATCAAGCGAAGCACGAACCCCCGACACCGGGTGGCCTGCCTGGCTGCCCTGCACTTCCTCAACCATCACCCAGAACCACCGCCAAAGCCAAAGCGAAAGCCGAAGGCCAAGGCCACCAAAAGCGAGGGCTAAACCATGGCCGCCTCAACTGTGATCAAAAACTTCCGCGACTCGACCATCCGGTTGTTCGACGGAGCGACTCCCACCCCCGCCCAACTCGAGGTCACGCTTGAGGCCGGCGACTTCTCACTGTCTGGCTTGAGCTCGACCCTCCATGAGGTGACGCCATACTTGGACCGCGGTGAGCTGGCGACACTGCGAAAGACCAACCGCACCTTCCCGACCGGGTCGTGGACCTGTCACTTCGCGGATCTGAGCGACGGATCCGACCAGACCATGACCGACTTTCTCCTGAAGGGCGGAAGCTACGGCGGAAACGTCTCCACCCTCCCGGGTGAGGTCTACTGTGTGAAGATCCAACTCGACATTGAGGGAACCGATCACGGCGACACCGCCGGCGACCACCAGATCACCCTCGACGACTGCCATGTGACTCTCGACTACTCGGACGGGGATCCATCCTCCTTGAGTGCGTCCTTCGTGGTCTATGGCGCGATCACCATGTCCTAAACCGTCACCGCATCCAGGGAGCAAACTATGGATAACGGACACCATACGGTGGAATTGAAGGGCCAACGCTACCCCGTCCAACTGCCCGGCTTTGCCGAGCGGGAGGATGTGGTCGTGGCCTGGCAAAGCGCCAACGGTGAAAGCCGGCGCCAGACCTGGGCCCTCATGGCTGGCCTTGGGCTTTCCGTCCCGGGCCTTGGCGCCCCAGGTGCCACGGCCTTCCACGCCACGGGCTTCGACCCCATCACCTACGGTCGCCAGGTTTACAACCACCTCCTCCCCCTTGGTCACGATCGCGAGGAGCTAATGACCGCCGCGGTCCAGGTCATCGAGATCGTGTGCACCACCCTGTTCCCTCGAGAAACTGAGGTCTCGACGGTCGAAGGTTTTACCGAGGGCGCCGGGGTGGCGCCGACCTGATGGCCACCCACCTCGGCATTCTCTACGGAGACGGCCCGGGGTGGTTCCACACTCTCACCCGCCAGGACCAGATCGACGTGATTGCCTACCACCGGATCCGAACCCAACCCGCAAAGACCAAGGCCCCACGCCTCCGAGAGTCTGTGAAGGTCGACGGGTCGGCGCGCGACTTTTGGCTGGGTGAGTAAATGGCCAAGATCTTCCGGGGCCGTGTTGTGTACGGCAAGGGCCGCGCTGAGATCGAGGTCGACCAGCCTTTCATGTTGGCCCTTGAGGCTCTCATTGAAAACACGATCCCAAGGACCGCCCACATCATGGAGCGGACTACCCGCGACCTGTTCAAGACGGCGCAACGATACTGGCCGGTTCAAGTGATCAGCGCCGGCACGCGCGGCAATGTGTTTGCCCTGGCTGGGAATAGATCGGGCCGTGCCTACACCGACAAAGTGAGACGATCCGCCGCCCAGGAATACAACCGCCGGAAGGACAGCGCGGAGGCATCACGCTCCAAGCTCGAGCGCGGGATCCGGGTGACGAAGACCGACCTGGTGGCCTTTGTGCGGAACACCGCGCCCTATGCCTATTACATCAAGCCATTGTGGCCATACGAGGAGATCGTGAAGCCACCTAAGGCCGTGAAGAACGCGGCCCAAGACCTCATCCTCAAGCCGGGAACGAAGGCCAAGCTCATCGACAAGATGGCGGACCAGATGGCCGAAGAGCTTGAGAAGATCGAGCGGAGCGCCTGATGGCTGGATCATCCCGCGAGGTGCGCCTGGCCTATAAGGCCGACATAAGCCAGCTCAAGAGCGAGCTTTCCAAGGTCCCCGGGATCACGGAAAAAGAAGCGAAGCTCATGGCCAAGGCCCTCGAGAAGCAATTGGTCAAGGCCGAGAAGGCCGCCAAGAAGGCCGCCAAGACCAACGCCGACGCCTTCAAGAAGACCAACACGAGTCTCAAAGAAACGAGCGACGCCGCCGGCGATGCAGATAGCGCCCTCAAGGGTGTCGCCGGTGCGCTCGAGCTGGTGCATCCCGAAGCGGGCCGCGTGCTCAATGTGGTCGGGGAGCTCGGTGGCGGTATCGAAGGATTGATCCGTACCATCCGCCTTGGGTCCAAGGTGCTCGGCCCCCTCGCCATCGTCGCCGCCGCCATCGGGGCCGCCTATAAGATCTGGAGCGATGAACAAGACAGGCTCACCGCCCTCCAAGAAGTGGGCATTGAGACCCAACGCCGCCTTCTCGACATGTCGGCCAAGCTCTACGATCGCACCCTTGATCTCAAGGTGGCGACTGGTGAGCTGACGGAAATGGAGCGGGACCTCATCCGCGTCCGACGACAGGCCATGCTTGAAGCATCGCCACAGATGAAGGAGATCACGACCCAGATCACCGCCCAGATGGGCCACCTCAGGAAGCTCGAGGCCAGGGAAAAGCAACGGGCGGCCGGTACTGTGGGCGTAAGCGGCAAGGTGATCAAATCGTATAGCGGGCAATCGAAAGCACTCATCCAAGCCCGATCACAACTTGCGGCCCTCGAGTCCCAGCGTTCCGGCATGGCCGCGGGGATCCGAAAGGTGATCGCCGTTGAGGATCAGCTCCTCGAAGCAAGGGACAAGCAACGGAAGTCGACCAAAGCCTCCACCGCGGCCGGGGTGGCTGGCGCCAAAACAGACGCCAAAAGGGAATCGGCGCGTCGGTCCCTTGCCGCGATCATGGAGCGCACAACGGGCGACCAACTCAACGCCGCGGCCAAGGTGCTCGCCAGCCACGCCAAGGAGGTCGCGGCCCTCGATGAAGTGAAGAGGGCCTTGGGCGAGACTGACGAGGTCAAGGCCGCCAGTGCCGAGCTTGAAAAGAAGCGCCGCCGGGATCTCCTTGCTCTGATCGAGGACCAGGATGAGGTCGAGCTCACGGGTGTCGATCTCATCAATGCTGGCCTCACTGAAAGGCTCGCGATCATTGACGAGATCAAGGCGGCCAAGCTTGCCGACTTCGACGCCGATGCCGAACGCGACAAGGCAATGGCCACCAGGACCAAGGAGCTCACCGAGCTCCGGGCGGAGTCCATCGCGACGATCCGCACCCAAGCCAAAGAGGCCCACGACGCGGAGATCATCGAGATCCAGGATCGCCGTGATGCCATGTTGTCCGCAGCGGGCACGGCGGTCGATGAGGTCGGCGGCATCTTGTCCGAGATCGTGGGCATGCAAGCCGAGGCCCAAGGCGACCAAGGACAACGCCTGTTTGCCTTTCAGAAGAAATTGGCCAGGACCCAGATCATTATGAATGGGGCCCTCGCCGTCTCGGACATCTTGGCAAAGAATGCCGGAAGCCCGATAAAGGCGGGCGTCTTGACCCTCATGGCCGCGGCCTCGGCCGGGGTGGCCTTGGCCAAGGTTGACCAACAGACGGCGCCCACCTTCCACGCGGGCGGAATCATTGGCCGCCCCGCGTCGGATTCCGTGCAGATCAACGCCCTCGCCGGTGAGTCCGTGCTCACCCGCCAAGCCACCGCCAACCTCGGTGCGTCCGGTGTCGCCGCCCTCAACCGAGGCCAGACACCCACCGCCCAGGTCGTGGCGCTCCCTGTTTACAAGCATTTTGACCGGTTCGCCCGTGACGAGGTGCGGCGCCCTGGTGAGTTGCGCCGCGCCATCAAGGGCAAGCGCCGCGTCGGACAGCGAGGATATTGATGGCAAGCGACACGCAACCCAGCCAACTCCGCGGTTTGGCTCTCATGGATGCCCGCATTGGGACCGACACCTGGGCCAGTGAGTCGAGCTTCACGCAGGCCGGGCCCCAGCCTGGCGTCCCCAAGGCACAGGGTTCCTATGACCTCGTGTTGAAGGCCACAGGCACCCAGGCCGCGGGCGATGCCCTCCGCATCCAAGCGATCGAAGGCGGACACCCCGAGCCCGGTGGCGGTGGGTACATTTGGAGGAAGGACGGCGATCCCACATGGCGAGGGCATGACGGTCCCGCGGTGGCCGTGGGGTGGGAACATGTTGTATGGACGGATGGTGGGGCCCCTGCCTTCGTGAAGTCCACCAAAGGCGCGCACGCTGTCACGCTCGACGATGGCACGATCTTGGTCTGCTACCAGGACGCGACAAGCACTCTTCACCGGGTGGTGACCCAACGCCGGGACCCGGCGACCCACGCATGGGGATCGGCGGTCATGGTCTACCAAAAGACCGGAGGCGCCCCTTCGGTCGATTACTCGCCATGCCTCACCGTCCTCCCCGACGGCTCGGTGTTGCTTTTCCATTGGGTCGAAGACACGGCCCACGACGAAGCACAGATCAGGATGCACAGCACCACCGACGGCGGGGCCACCTGGGCAGTCGGATCGACTGGGGTGCTCAAGGATGCCGTCGACACCTCGAGCGCGACGACAGGCTGGATCCCCGGCCGCCTTCGGGCGGCATACGCCGGTGGCCAAGTGCTCCTCATCGGCCAGGCACAGTCCAACGACACCGCCTTGGTCTCTCGTGAACTGTGGTTCCAGTGGGCGTCGACTTCACTGGGTGCGCGCTTCGACCTGGCGGACAACCCAACCACCTCGGGGATCTACATGGGATCCCTCGACATCGTCGCCAATGCCGGCCGGTTCCATGTCCTGTTTTGTGGCGGGGCAAGCGGTGGCGACGACTTGGTGATGCGGACAATCTCGAGCGCCTATGAACGCCTCACGTCTGTCCCCGAGGCCGTGATCCACGCCGCGGTCGACTACTGCCTCACCGGGGTCCCCTCCTCGATCTTCACCGACGCGGGCGACTGTGCCCTTGTCCTCGATGATTCCGGCACCATGTGGGCATATGCGCGCGACGCCGACGCGGGCGACATCCATGAGGGAATGGTCCATATGTCCCTCGACACCGGGGTGACCTGGAAGACGGTGGGCGTCGGCACGAATGGCGCCGGGGTGAGCCAATGGTGGAGCGGCCACGACGCCAACGCCTACCCCGTCAACTACGCCGCCACCTGGCAAGGCGGCCGAGTGGTCCTGTTTCACAACTGGATCGCCGCGGTGGGCAATGAAGACAACAGCCTCGGGGCGTTCTACCTGGGCGGCTATTCGACGATGACCATGCCGGGCCTTCGGGACTACCGCAACCAGGCGACGCAAAGTGGTTGGATCCGCAACTGGATCCCCATTGAGCTCCCCGGCGACACGGGATGGACCGCCACCGGTGTCGGGTCCGAGGGTCTCGATGTGGGGTCTCTCGGCATCACGACGGCCGCCAACTTCAAGCACTACCAAGTCACACCGCCAGGAAGTCCCACCCCGGCCAGCGGTGCGATCGTCCATGCGACCGTTCAGATGGTGAGCGGTGGCAGCCTGGTGAACGACCAAGTCGCGATCCGCGCCCACCTCGACGACGGTGGCACCAACGGGATCGAGGTCAAGATCCGCGCCCAGACATTCCCGCCCCGCCTTCGTCTTCTTGATGGGGTCTCAGGTGCCCAGATTGGGACCGACATGATCGTGGACTGGACCACCCCGATCGACGTGGTGGTGGCTCTGCAAGATGCCAACGCGGCCATTTGGTGGCGCTCGAGCTCAACGGATGGCGACCGAGTGTGGACCGCCGGCCCAACGACCAACACCCTCACGAATTCGGGAGGCGGTGGAGCCTCGGCCATTCAGTGGGGCCACCATGTGGCAAGCGCATCCGAGACCAAATGGCGCGCCCTCAACTATTCCGCCGGAGCTCACACTGGCCTCGGTCTCGCCGGTGGCCAAACCAACCCCGACGACATCCAGGCCCGGACCTTTGCCGGCTATGGCTTCCACCAATGGGTCGACGGCGGAACAAAGATCACCGCGACCGATGGCCCCGCCCGGATCGGTGACACCTGGCACGTCGACACCGACTATCGGTATGAACTCGCCCGGGTATTCCCGAGCCATTCACCGACCCCGCGGGCGGCCTGGAGATCAACAGGCACCGCCGCGGAGAGTATCGCGCTCACACTCGACACGACCCTCCTTGGGACGGCACCCCATGCCATGGGGTCCGACACCGTGGCGCTCACCCTCCTTGGATGCAACTGGGCGACCGGCGTGTGGGAAGGCTACGACGCCGCGACCTCGACCTGGCTGACCCTTGCAAACCTCGATTTTGCCACGGGCCTCGGTGGCCTCCCTTGGGCACGCTTCGGCAATTCGATATTCCCCGGCGGCACCGGCGCGAGTGCTCCATATATCCACGCTGGAGAATTCGACGGGGCCACCTTCGACCTCGGTGGTGGCGTCCTTCGCCGGGTCAAGTCCACAATCCCGGGCAAGTGGACCAACGCGGCCAACGCCAAGAAGGCGGGCCTCATTCTCGAGGATGTCGACGGCACCGAGCCAGCCACGGGCACCGGCGCGATCCGACCCTCGGATCTGGTTGTGGTCGCGAATCTATTGACCAAGATCTACAGCGGATACCGGATCCGACTCAATGCCGGGCCCACCCTCGAGGGCTACCAAAAGATCGGGGCCATGGTCGTCGGGCCGGTCGCCTACTTCGGGACCCAATACTCATGGGGCCGAACGGTAGAAACGACCGTAAACGTGGCCACGGACACCCGCCAAGATGGAACGACCTGGACCCGGGTCCTTGGGCCTGCCTCTCGCCGGGTCGACTTTGGTTGGACGGATGGCATCGACATCACGGGGATCTCTGGAACAGACCCGGATCCCGACTACTTCACCGCGACCGGGAGCCCCTCCGCCCAGGCCGTGGGCACCGACAAGGATGTGCCGTTCCTCATGGATGGCTTGCTTCGTCAACTCGACGGGCCACACCGTCCGGTGGTCTACCTGCCACGGGTGGACCGCGGTGCCCCCGATGTGATCCAGCTCAACCGCCGGCACCAATTCATGGCGGGCCGCCTGGCCTCCCCTGTCCGGGTTGAGTCCATCCACGGGGACGAAGATGATCCCACCTCGGGTGAGGTCGTCAGGGTGGCCACCCTCACTCTCGAGGAGCTGGTCTGATGTCCTTGGCCTTGAACCGCTCCCAACTCATCGGCCGGCGTCCGGTCTGGCTCCTCGAGGTGACCTGGGCGGGCCGTGTGTTTCGGTTCAGCTCCCACCCGGTGAGTTTGAGCTCCACGGTCGGGGCCCTGCCCTTTGATGGGGGCCTGGACCAAGTCGAATTCTCGGAAGGGTTCGATCGGCTTTCCACATCCCCAAGCGCCCAGGCTTCCTCGATGGAGGTGATCTTCCCCGTGAATGTGGCGGAGCTTCGCCGGCAAGGACACGATCTGTCCGCCGCGACTGGCGAGGTCTCCATGGTGCTTGAGGCCAATGGAGAGATCGACCAGACCTGGGAGAACCGCTTCAGGCTGATCTCGGGTCGGGTGACTCAACCCCAATATGGCGCACCAAACAAACCCACGGGGTGGGCGGCTTTCACCCTTGAGGAGGCGCCATACAACGATGCGGGCCGGATCTTTGATGCCGCCGCGCGTATCTCTGGATCCACCTGGGCCACATATCGATCCGACTCTGAGGGCAAGGTGTACCCCCTCGTCATCGGCAACCCGGGGAAATACCACGACACCGACGGAGCGGCCCAAACGACGGCCGGCTCCCCTGCCTATGTCCTCGACTACACCCCCCTTCTCGGGTCTGGCCTTGGGGCCGACAAGCTCCTCATTGCAGGCCACCCCGTGGAGGCCAACTACGTCACGATCATCGATCAAGAGGGCGCGTCGGTGGTGGGTACGGTCGTCACCGAGCAGGACGTGAATGAGCGCCCAGTGTCGACCGTGGATGTGTCCGCGGCCGGTGGGGTGATCGATCGCTATTCTGATGAGTTTTGGGTGGCTTGGCATGAAGGCGGAGGCATGCCCTCGCCCTACCATCCGGGCACGGCTCTCCGAGGTGCCGGGGATGTGTGCCGCTACGTCCTCGGGATGTCCACCCTGGCCGTCGACCATGGCCGATGGGCCGCCGCCGCCGGGGCCCTCAATGGCTTCCTGATCGACACGTACCTCAACGACCCAGACACCGGGCCATGGGAATGGCTTGAGGACAACGTCCTCCCCCTGATCCCGATGTCGGTGGTGCCTGGTCCCGACGGGCTTTGGCCGGTCATTTATGACCGTGACGCGCGCACCCTACACGCCCACCCCGTCGAGGCTGGCCCGGATTTTCAGCGATCCGGCCCGGTCACATCCGAGCGCCACCCGGCCGACGTGGTGAACCACTTGACCCTCGAATATGCCAAGGATGGGGTCGGCGACGACTTTGTGCGCTATTCCGAGCTCTCACCGCAGCCAGCAACGGACGATCCACAGGCCACATCAAACCTCTATGTCAAGGCATCGGCTTCCCGATTTGGCGAAGCGGCCGAGGTGGTTGAGACCGACGTGGTGTATGACCCCGGGACGGCGTCCCTGGTCCTTGAGTGGTGGAGTCGAGAGAAGACCTTTTCCCCCGAGTCCGTGCCGTACATGGCCGCCACGCATTGGGGTTGGCTTTCCGTGGGCGACACCGTGGCGCTCACCGACGCCACCCTCCACCTCTCCGACCAAGTCGCCACCGTGCTCGAGAAGGCATGGGCGTCGACTGGTTGGGCCTTCACCCTTTTGATTGACGACGACCTACCCCGGGACAACCGGGCCACCTGAAGAGGATCCACCCATGGCCATAAACCTATCCGCTACCAACGCTTTCCCATACATTTACCGGGCGACCCTTGCCGGGGTGGCTGGCGATGCCACCCGCGTCGACCTTCCGCCCGGGGTTGAGATTGTGAGCTTTCACTTTCTGGTCAACAATGGCGCGATCGCCTTTACCGGCACCGATGGCGCGACGATTGACAGCCAATTTGCCACCATCCCCGCGGGGACCTGGATGTCAGTACAGATGCACGGCCGGGCCACCGGGCAAGCACATACTCAGATCTTCCTGTCTGCCGATCAGGCTGGGACTACTTTTGAGCTCCTTCTTGAAGAGGTGGGCTGATGAAGTACCGAGCTCAATACACGCCGGGAGGCGGTGGCGGTGGCGGTGGTGATCAAGGCTTCGCCCGTGGGTGGCAATACCTCGACATGGGATCGGCCACCTATGTCCCCGCTGTTCACTATGATGGGGGCGGAAATCCCTACAACAAGGTTGTCTCATCGTCCGACAATGGTTCCGAGTGGGCTGTTGAGATCCACGCGGACAAATACGCAACCAAGCCCACCGTGGGCGGGGCTGCCAAGGACACCGGAATCATCGGGTGGGGGAGCTACTGGTTCTGGGATCTGGGCAACCCAGATGACCTGGACTGGGACAGCACCAACAAGATCATCCTGAAGCTTGAGCTCAAGGGAAGCTTCTTCTCCGTGGACAACAAGAATTGCATGGTGGTCGCGGGTCTGGCCCAGATTCCTAACGGCACCGACATGCACGACAGTTCAAGCTGGGTAGCTGCTGGCGGCTTCTCGAACGACAGCGTGCGCCATGCCAACGGCTCCTTGCAACCTGACATCCGGCATGCCTTGAAGTCCGGAGGCAATGCCTACAACGTAAGCGCCATGTTGAGCGGTGCCGATGGTTCCCCATCGACGGCGATCGTAGAGATCGTGCGCCATGGGGATCGACTCCTCACCACGCAAACAACGATCTATAGGCCCAACCCCATAGGGGGCGCTCGCCTAGAGGCCGTGTCCTACGCGGACAGCAATTACCAAATAATCAACGGCGATCTAAAGATGTTCGTGCAGGTGGGACGCACGGGCAACAGCTCAACCGCGACAACCGTAACCTTTGCGCCGTCATACCTCGCGAGTACTGAAAAGATCGAAACGGATTGGGGGATCTGACATGACTGAATCACAAGCACTTACCTTTATGGCTGCCACCGTGGCCATGTGTGAAGACGAAGACGGGCCGCATTTTGCGGTGGTCACCGTTGAAGAGGGCGGTGGTTTCACCGTGGAGACGCCTGATCGAAGGGCGGCGCATGGGGTGCAATCTGACCAGGTGATCGAAAGTCTGACTGTGGCCGAGCTTGCCACGGCTGCGGGTTGGACCCCGCCCGCGGGTTGATCGGTGTTGGTCATCCTCGAGCGGGCGCACATCGGCAAGCCTGGGCGCCATGATTTGGGCGCCGGGGCCGACCTCGATGGCGACGGACTGGTGGAGGTGCATGAGCGTGAAGCCGAGCTAACGCCCCTGTACATCAACGCCGCCCGGGACTACCTCGAGTCCAAAGGGCACGAGGTGATCATCATTGAAAAGGGCACCTATCGGGAGCGACAAGAGGCCGCGTGTGCCCTTGCTCGAGACCAGGCGGGGCCCGTGGCCTATGTCGCGTGCCATCTAAACGCGGGCGGTGGGTCCTATGGTCTCACCATCCACGATCACCGGAGCTCAATGGGATCGAGGCTTGCGCATTGCGTGGCCACGTCCCTCCGGGCCTTTGCCTTTGATGGGATGTCGAAGGTCGTGGTCGGTGCGACTGCCCCGGGTGGCTCCTGGCCGCGTGCGTGGGGCTGTGTCCGCCATGTCTACACCGGGCCCGCAAATGTGTGCGCGATGCTTTTTGAACCCCTGTTCCTTGACCAACCCAAACATCACAAATGGCTCACCCCAGATGGCTTGCAGGCTGTGGGCTATGCCCTCGCCGGTGGGCTGTGTGGCTGGGCCATTGCGGAGACGCCATGATTGTCAAAGCCTTCGACACCTTCTTTTCTGCCACATCACGGATCAGCTATCGCCGGCTCCTATGCTGGGCGACTGGCACCGGTCTCCTCTTGGTGGGCCGCGTCGATGCCGAGATCTGGCTCTACCTGAGCCTGGCTTTCATCGCCGGCGAGGCCGCCCCGAAGATGCTGGGCGCGCTCAAAGGTGGATCCACTTGATGGGAGTGGCCGAGATCGCCCTGGCTATCGGGGGCACGCTTGCCCTCGTGTTGGGCTTGGCCGACTTCGCACGGACCAAGAAGCGCCGCCGCGCCAAGCGGTGGGCGCCAACACCACCGCCCGACAGTGGTGCCGCCGACATCGCGCGGGGCATGGCCGAGGCCCAGGCAGCCCGTGAGCTCGAGGACATCGACGAAGCATTGGCGAGCTCAACCCCGGCCGCCGACCTGGCTGCCCTTGGGAGGCGCCGGAAGTGATCGCCCTTCTCGCCATCGGTGCAGCTCTTGGGGCCGAACCACCCGGGCGGCCATCCCTGGCCGAGCCCCATGGGACCCAGTGCCTCGAGACGTTGGGCATTGATGAGGGCCAAATGATTCCCGACGCGATCCGCGACGGCCTCACCGGGCGATGCTCTTTTATCGCCGTTCCCCTCTCCGACTATGCCGACCTACTCGCCCTTTCCGCATGGGCGGACCATGTGGCGACGCGATATGAGATCGATACCGGGGAGCTCCAATACCAGGTCGACTGGTATAGGTCCGAGATCGCGCGGCTCAATGAGCCCGTGCCCTACCTGCAACGCCCCTCCACCCACTATGCAACCGGCCTCGCATCCGGTGCCGCTATCCTCCTTGCCTCCGCGTGGGCCTTCTCCCAGGTGACCAAATGAACAAGACCCAACGCGCCGACCTGATCCGGTCCTTTGCCACCTTCGTCCCGGTCATCTTCGCCGCGGGCGGGGTTTACTGGGAGGTCCGTGCCATGTCTGAAGAGGTCACAGAAAGCCACGCGGAGATCCATGCCCACATGGCAGAGACCGCCCACCCCGTGGCCCTTGAGCGGCTCGATTCCCTTGAGGTCGACGTGGCCGAGCTGACGAAGGAGCAGCGCGACATGGCTGCCAACCTTGGGGCTATCTGTCACGCCACCGGAGCCCGTTGCCGGTAGGGCTCAGCCCTTCCCCTTCTGGTAGCCGTCCGCATACCACCCGCCGCCCTTGAGCTGGAAGGATGTGGCCGAGATTTGCCGCACGCCCTCGCCACCACATGGGCACCGCATCGGGTCGTCGCGTTCTGCTACCTTCCGCAAATCCTCATTGAGCTCCCCGCAATCGGGGCACCTGTATTCATAGACTGGCACGACGGTCCACCTTGTGGGTCTCCATCATTCGGTGGACCGCCATGATCCCGCGTTTGGTGACCATGTAGTGGCCGGGGCTGTGCAGCACCTTCCGAATAAAGCCACGGCTGTGCAGTGAGTCGAGCGCGACCTTGATCTTGTTTTCGGTGGTGCCCAGGTCGTCGGCGATGGTCTGGGCCGTCTCCTCGGGATCGCTCATCAAGTAGGTGATCACCGCGGCCGGGCGGCCGTCGGGCCAAAGGAACCGAGCCCCGGGTGAGTGGCGATGTTTGGCTTTACCTCGGGGCATGGTGAGCCTCGAGGATGGCCGATCCGGTAAGGTAGCGGCCGCAACTGGCCCCTTTTGGGCCTTGTCGGTAAGGGTGCCCAACACCTAAGTGCCTGTAAAGACAGCGCTTATTTACTCCCCGAAGACACCGTTGGGAGTACCATTTACTAATGATTCTAATCACTTGCCGCACGCGGTAAGGTGGCGACGGTAAGGTAGTAAGGTAGCCGCGGGTCATAGCGTGGTGCATTTGCCTACCCCTTGCCGCGTCGGTCGGGCAGCTTGAGGACCTGGGTGCTCCCGGTCAACAGGCCCAGCCCGGCCGACTTCGCCACGCTGCGCAGGTCCTCCCGGGTGGCTTGGCGGTAGTAGCGCATCATCACGGACGGGCTGTGTCCAGTGAAGGCGGCAGCGTTGTACGGGTCGACACCCGCGCGGGCCATCTCATCGACGGCGTAGCGTCGGAGCCCATTGGGCGAGAAGTGGGTGATTCCGAGCTTCTTGCATGCCCGGGTGATGGCGAGCCTGATCGCCTTGTCCGCGTTCACGGGCTTGCCGAAGATGTGCCCGGCTACCGGCGATCCGACCTTACGGTGGTGCTCCTCGAGGACATAGCCAAGGCCGCCCATGATCGGGACATCCCGGCGGCCGGTCTTCCCCTGGACCACCAGCCACCCGCCCTCGAGATCCACGCGGTCCCAGGTCAAGCCCACCACCTCCCCGATCCGGCACCCGGTGGAGGCGAGAAGAACAAAGCCGGTGCGGTGTGGCTCTTCCATATATGAGGCCATCGCCCGCACCTCGGCCGGGGTGGGCGTGTACTTCTCGCGCACCGCCTTGTGCTTGAGCTTGAGCTTGGGCATCGGGCGATCTGGTGTCCACCCCATCCGGCGGCCATACTCCCAAGCCTCCCCCAAGACCTTCTTGTCGAGGAGGACGGTGCCCGTCGACAGGCCAGCCCGGAGCATCCGATCCCGGTAGTCCTCGAGAACGCCGATGTTGAACCGCTCAACCCGGACGGCACCGAGCTCCCGGGCCAGGCGGCGCGCGTTGCACACCCGATTCCGCCGGGTGACCGGCGACAGGTCCGCGCGTTTTTGATAGGCGCCCATGTGTCGAGACAACAGATCGCGGAGGGTGACCACCTCTTGGCCCGTTGCGGGACCCATCGGCGCGTCGCGGGTGAACCGCTCGGCCTTGTCGAGGGCGTCGCGGGACGTGGCCCACCCCAGGGCTCGGGTCCTTTGCTTAGATGTCTTCTCCTCATACCATTCGGCACGCCAGCGATAGCGCCCGTCCATGTCGGGCCCGGCGGTGGCGCGCAGGCGCACGTCCCCCACCCGAAGGGTCGGCTTCTTGGTCATGTGTGCTCCCGTGGCTCGGTCATAGGTCGAGCCACTCCCCATCATCTACCGCGACGGGCTTAGGCTTTGCCACTTTGTGGTGCCGCCCAGCCTCGAGGAGCTCGCCAGCGGCCACGCGCGGGCGCCCGGCAAAGTACCGAATGATGCCGTGCTCCTTACAGAACCGGCGCGCGTCGGGCTCTCGGATGCGGAGGACCTTGGCGACCTCGGACATGCTGAGCAGATCACAAGGACCGAGGCCAATGGGGCGTTCTTTTAATAGGGCCATTGGATCACCTCAGATGCAGAAGAAGACGAAGACGAAGACGCACAACCCATAGATGATTGTCCGCTTTTCTTGGATGGTCATGATCACCTCTTGGCTTGATGGACTGTGAAAAGAAGGGCCACAAGAAGGACCGCACCACCGGCCGCGGCCAGTTCAAAGAGCATCGATCTCATGCCGACACCCCGCGCGAGTGTTGGCGGATGCGTTGGGACCAGGCCGCCCAGAGCTGGACAATGTCCGTCGCCGGGTCGTCGGTGCATGGCCAAGTGAGGACCGGGGTGCCCTCGATGCGAAGCTGCAACAGGCCGAGCCCAGCCAGCCACCGAACGCGGCCACCGGTGGACGCCTCGACATTGGCCCGGAGATCATCGGCGTCGCCCCAGGCTGCCAAATACAGTGAGGGCGCGATCATCGGAAAGCCACCGACACGCTTGAGGCCAACTCGAGACCAGGAACAACGGCCCCCCCCTTGAGGGCGGCAAGGGCCGCCTTCTTGTTGGGCTTGATCGTGGTCACCTCTTCCCGGTACAGCTCGGGCCATTCCTCGGGGTCCGACGGCCCGGCCACGCTGTGCCGCGTGGACAGGTATGCCGTATATGTGGGCGTCTTGATCTTGGTCTCGCCCGTGAGATCCTGGTGTGCCTCGAGCAACTCGCGAGCCATGAGCCGGCACCGCTCCCGAATCTTGAGCAGCCCGCCGCGGCGCTCATCGAGGCGCTTGGCCTCGGCCTTCAAGAAGTCCGCATCCGCGGCCGACCGATCGACGACAGCCTTGAGGGCTCCGAGCTTGTCGGGGCACCGCTCCATGAAGATCTCAAGGAGGTGTTCCGATCGTTCGTCCAGCTCGCCGTGGTCCTCGGTGAGGGCCTGGACCAAGACCGCCGCGGCCTGGATTAGCTCAAAGGTGGTGGGGTTATGGATCGTCATGTCATCACCTCAAAAGGGCATCGCGTTTGGGTCATTGGGATCGATGAAGTTTGGGGCCGCCGCGGGCGTGGGCTGTGGCGTGTAGGCACGGCCGGCGGGGCTGGGGCTGGATGCCGTTGCACCCTTCTCGGGCCAGTCGACCCGATCGACTTGGGTGGCGTTGAGCTCAAGGCTCAACCCCTCGGTCCCGTCCTTCTTGGTCCAGGTGCGTTGGTGCAGCATTCCAGATGCCACGACCCTCTCCCCTTTCCTCATGTTGTCCGAGATCCACTGGCCGCGCTTGCCCCAGATGGAGACGGAGACCCATGTGGTCGTCTTCCGATCCCCGAACCCGTGATCGCTCGCGACTCGGATCGAGGTGACGGTGGACGATCCCGCGTCGCGGGTCTCTGGGTCGGCGCCCATGCGTCCGAAGATGGTGGCGGTAATGCTCATGTTGCTCCCTGGTTCGCGGTCCATGCCGCGCCGTTGGTGGTTGTGATCGTGGTCATGGCGTGCGCCCGTTTGGCCGCGTCCAATTCGATCGCCCTCTTCACGCCGTGCGAGGCGAGGAGGGCGTGGATCTGGTTGGTGGTCCAAGCCTCTTGTCGGAGTTGTCCGGCCAGCTCGAGGCGGAAAGCTTCGGGAGTCGGCGGCACGAATGGGCCGGCAGCCTCCGCCCCGGGAATCGCCCAGGCGGGCAAAGTCGGCGGGATGGCGTGGGTCATGCCGTTCATTGTCTTGACGTTGACAGACCGGCCGCGCCCGTACCCTTCGCGGAGCTCGACCCATGGGGTGTCGAGCTTGTAGAGGTAGCGACCGATCCCCCATTGGACGGCGGCCCTCTTCATGGAGTCGGACAGCCCACCCTTGACGGGCTCAACCTTGGTCGCCTCGGCCCCGTCCCACTTCCAGACCTGGCGGCCATTTACCTCGACCCAGATGCCGCACAGCAAACCACCCAAAGGATTGGGCCGGAATTCATTGCCCCACCGTCCGGGCCCGACCACCTGATCGAAACGATCCATCACGGCCCGGTTCGTCACATAGGCCAGGAGCTGGACGCGGGTGCCGTCCTTGGTCTTGTGGCCGACCCTCCATTGGAGATCGAAAGGATCAAAGGGAGCGGCCAAAGCGCCCCACCTGATGGGATCGGGTCGGGTTTGATCTTGGCGGTCGCTTGGCTTCATCGGGCTGCCCAATTTGTTTTGTCCATCTTTGGTGTACAGATGTGCTATGACATCCTTGTCGAGTTTTGTTTTTACAGGTGCGAGGTGCGGATGTCAACTATATCTCTACAGGGAGGACAGACAATGTCCGACGATACAGGCGGCCCGCGCTCAGATTTCAGAGTGGTCCAGGGTGGCCAACATGCAGAACTGGCGGACGATCATGTGGCGCGGACGCCAGGCCCAGACGGCGCGCCCGTGAGCTTGGTCGATGAGGCCCACAATTCGTGCGGGTCGGTTTACGTGCGATCAGATCGGATCGTTGTTTCTTTGCCGGGTGGGCAAAAACACATTGAGGGCACACCGCTCACCCTTGGGGATGTCCGACAAGCGCAGGGCCTGGTTAAGGAAGCCCTGACCGCCACGGCCAAGCCCCGGCTCCTCTTGGTCGACGCACAACGGGTCGTAAAAGACACGGCCGAAACTCGCCGGGTGGAGCAGGTCTACGATCTAACCGCCATGGCGATCATCATTCGTAAGCCTCTGCACCGAATTGGCGCGTCGATCTGGATGCGTAGAACGCGCTTCGCGTACCCGGTGCGGGTGTTCTCATCGGCGGAGCTGGCGGTGGCGTGGTTAAATATTTGCCGGGAGACAAAATGACGAAGCCCAAATTCCCCGGTGTGGCCGTGGTGCCACACGTTCCCGACGCGCCCAACGATGTCGAGGTGCTCGAGTGTTCCGTGGCTCGCCGGGCTGAGCTCGCGACCTGGATTATCACAGCTTCACCCGAGGAACTCGTGGACCTTGAGAACTACCTGGCCGGCCGCGGGGACCTGTCCCGATTCCGTGACGTGGCCGAAGCGGCCACCCGGTGGGTCGCGGGTGAGAAGGTGAAATTCCCCCACACCGAAACAGACGACGCGGTGGGCCTACTGGCTGGGATGCTCGAGGTCTTGGACCAGGAGACGACCGAGGGCCTCGAGCTTGAGCGGGCCTGCAAGGAAGACCTTGGCCTTGAGATTGTCTTCGACGCGGGTGGCATGCGTCTCGTTTAGCTGTGGCCGTTGCCGTTGCCGTTGCCGTTTTTCTTTCCGGTGCCGGATGCGTCGACAAGGCTGGCGAGAGTCAGATCAACCACCCGCAGCTCGGCCGGCTCGAGTACCTGCACAGCCCGCGCATAGCGTAGGACACGACCCCAACTCTCAGGTGTGAGATCGGCGATCGTCTGGGCGTGCTCACCTTCGACGACCTGCATGACCACAACGCACCCCACGACCTCGGCATATTTGCCCATGGTCTCAAGGGTGGGCCGGTTGCGCCCCGCCTCCCAGTTGTACACATGCTGACGTGACACGCCCAGGCACCGGGCGACCTCGGCCGCGGCAATGCCCGCCCGTTTCCGCGCCGCGACAAGCTCGACAATGATGGGATGAACCTCGGACATGCCTAAGAAAGCTACCGCAACGCCCACAGTCTGTCCAATGTTTCTTTACAGCCCCGATCCGTAAGTGTTGACAAGCAAACGGCGACAAGCTGCAAGGCTACCCGTCGGGCTCTTTGTCCAATTGTAGAGATATAGTTGACAGAATGGGATCGCAGCCGGTAGACATGGGGGCAAGGAGTTTCCATGTCGACAGCCCTGCCAGACCTACTCAAAAGCCTGCGCGCAAAATCCGGGCTCAGCCTGGCCCAGACGGCCGCGCGGCTCCATGAGGCCGGGGTAACGATGTCGCGCACATCCGTTCACAACTGGGAGCAGGGAGCGACCAAACCGCCACGGGTCGCGCTTGATGCGCTCGGCACAGCCTGGGATCTCGACCTGTCAGAACGGACACAGATTTACATGGCCGCGGGATACATCGTCCAGCTCAACGCCGGCGCCGGCCAATGAGTTTCGACAACTTCGTGGGCATCGACCCAGGAAAGACCGGGGCCGCCGTCGCCCTCGATGACCGCGGGATCCCCGTGGATTGGGTGGCCGCAAACCACCCCGACGAAGGGTATGCCAACGGGGGCGTCTATTGGCCGACCCGGATGGCCGACTGGCTTCGGGAGGTGAAGGACACGCGCGGAGGGATCGCTCTCGCCGTGCTCGAGAAGCAACAGGCCCGCCCCATGGAGGGCCGCAGCTCGATCCTCACCACCGGGCGTGGTCAGGGCCTCTGGGAGGGAGCCCTTTCCGCGCTCGGTATTCCTTTTGTGTTGGTGCCCCCGGCCACATGGACCCGGGCGATCTTCGGCAGCATGCCCAAGGGCACAGATCGAAAAGCGCGGGCCGTTGAGACCAGCCTCTCAAGGCTCCCGGCTCTCGAGCTGACATGGGGCCGCCGACGCAAGCCCCACGACGGTCTCGCCGATGCGGGGTGTCTCGCCCTCTACGCAATCAAGCAACGCGCCGACCGGCACGCCTGACCCTTTCCCATCCGGGCGGATTCCCAATCCCCTTTCCCCCCCCTTCTCGGGGCCTGCGATCTTCCCAACTTGCCGCCCGGGTGGGTTCATCTTTCCCCAGCCAACCCACGCTCCTCGGAGTCCCGCCATGTCCGACACCCGCCGCACCCATCAAAAGACCGCCGACCTCATTGAGCTCGAGCGATTTCTGTGGGAAGTCCATGAGGCCCGGCCATGCTCCACGGCCGCCAGCCTGGTCGACAAGGCGAGGACCGAAGCGAGGGCAATGGCCCACAGCCAAGACAGCAACGCCGCCAACGTCGGGGCAATGGTCTTGATGTATGTGGGCACGTCTCCCAATGTGGTCTATGACATGGCCCGCGCCACCCTCGGGCTCTATCCGCCACACTGGCACGGCCACCAGGTCGCCACCGCCGTCGCATCCTGATCCGTGGGGCGCCACCACCTCATCCTCGGGGACTGCCTCGAGGCTATGGCCGAGCTCCCCGCGTGTAGCGTGGACGCCGTTGTATGTGACCCGCCCTATGGGCTGGGCTTCATGGGCAAGGCGTGGGACACCTTCACCGAGGGCGGCCAAACTCTGGCCCAGACCGGTCGAGGCCGAGGGGCGGCCCGGGGTGGTGATGGCTCGCCCTCCCCTTCGATGTGCGCCGGATACTACGACCGAAGCCACCGAGCCAACCGAGCCTTTGGCGTGTGGTGCCAGTCCTGGGCGGTGGAAGCCTTCCGCATACTGAAGCCAGGCGGACACCTTGTGTCCTTCTCGAGCACCCGGACAGCTCACCGGATGGCCACCGGCATCGAGGATGCAGGCTTTGACATCCGAGACACGATCTCTTGGCTCTATTGGTCGGGCTTCCCCAAGAGCTTTGACGTGGCCAAGGGCATCGACAAGGCCGTAGGTGCCGAACGTGAAGTGGTGGGCGAAATATCGAAGATCGACAGCTACGGATCCCACACTGGATCGATCTATGGTGGCAGCCCTGACCATGGCGGCGTGATGAAGATCACAGCCCCAGCCACAGATGAGGCTAAGACGTGGAACGGGTGGGGCACGGCTCTCAAGCCCGCCCAGGAGCCCGCCATCCTGGCACGCAAGCCCCCCGAGGGCACAGTGGCGGCCAACGTCCTCAAGTGGGGCACGGGTGGCCTCAACATCGACGGGTGCCGCATGGCCTACGGTGATCCCGCGTGGCCTGGTCCGCAGGAGGAACACGGCGAGATCCGCCGCGGTGGCCGGTGTGGTGGTCCCGTTCAGTACAGCCCAAGCGCCGGGAAGCCCACCGAGTCCGTCGCCATGTCACACCTCGGAAGGTGGCCCGCCAACATCTACCAGTGCGCCAAGCCGTCACGCTCGGAACGTGAGGCCGGATGTGCCCACCTGCCGAACCCCAACGGCATCCACAACATCCACCCGACGGTGAAGCCGATCCAGATCATGGCCTGGCTATGCCGCCTGGTCACGCCTCCGGGTGGGGTGGTCCTCGACCCCTTCATGGGCTCAGGCACCACCGGGATCGCCGCCATCCGCCAGGGGTTCGACTTCATCGGGATCGAGCGTGAAGCCCGCTACCTCGAGATCGCCCGTGCCCGAATAGAAGAGGACGCACCCCTGTTCAACAGGACGCGGGCTGTCTGATGGTGTGGCCCGTGTCCATCTGGCCCTCGGCAAGGGCCCGGGAGCCACACGCCCGTGCGCCGTCATGGGACAGGCTCGAGGCCACGCTCACGACGCCGACGGTGGTAGGTGACAAGCCCAAGCCCGACCTCGCCGCATGGAGTCCCACGATCTACCGGGAGGGAACGACCCGAGGCCAGGCTGGCGTCGAGGCGGTGAGTTGTCTGGTCCTCGACTATGACGAAGGCACCACCGTCGAGGAGGCCCTGTTCAGGTGGTCCGAGTGGCCGGGCATGCTCCACACATCGATCAGCCACACCGAGGCGACCCCGAAGTTTCGGGTCGTCCTACCCTTGGCCGAGCCCATCAAGGCGAGGGAATGGCCCGCCGTGTGGGCCTGGGCAAACGAACACGCGGGCGGGGCCGTGGATGGAAAGTGCAAGGACGCCGCGCGCCTGTACTTCCTCCCCGCCATCCGCTCGCCGACCTCGCCGTGGCACGCTCAGAGCTGGAGGCCGCCGGGTGGATTCCTGGGCACCGATGTCCCTTGGGCCATCCACCTCGAGGATCTCGCCAGGCCAAAGCCAAAGCCCGTGCCCCGGCCGACTCTCTATGTCACGACGCCAAAGCGAAGGGCCTATGCCCTTGCCGCCATGCTCAAGACCGATCCTTATGCACGCCTTGAGCTCGCCAAGCAGCTCGGGGCCCGCGTTGACGGTGAGCCTCCCCTGGCCCGGCGGGTGGCCTGCCCACAGTGCAAGCGGGCCGCCGTCTGGTTCCCCATCCATCCCGACCGCCGGCACACTGCCGAGTGCAACCACAAGGGATCGTGTGGTTGGTACGGGGACCTGTTCGACCTCTTCACAGCCCACGGAGGCGCCCTGCCATGAAGCTCGACCTATCCAACCTCGTGCAGCTCCGAGCCCATCAAAAGGATCCGGCCGTCTGGAAGTGCCTGAAGGTCCGACCTGACAAGCGAGACCCCAAGACAGGTGAGATCGAGGTGGAGGGCTCTGCCATGGCGTGCCTTTCCAATATCCACACCATCCTCACCCGCGATCGGGTCTGGGTTGATCGGTTCGCATTCAATGAGCTGACAGGACAGGCCGAGCTTGATGGTGAGCCCGTGACTGATGCGGACGTGGTGAGCGTGGCCCTTTGGCTCGACCAGGTCTATTTGTGCCGCGCCTCAAACAATCAGACCCACGACATCATCGCCAACATAGCTGGGGAACGGGCCTATCATCCCGTCCGCCGGTACCTCGAGGGCCTCAAGTGGGACGGTGAGACCAGGATCGACGGCCTACTGGTGGACTACCTCGGGGCCGCCGATAGTAGTCTTTACCGGGCAATGGGTCGGAAGTGGATGGTCTCCGCCGTGGCCCGTGCCCTTGATCCAGGGTGCAAGGTCGACCAGACCCTCATCCTCAAGGGCCCTCAAGGCTCCCTCAAGTCGACATTCTTTGCGGCTCTGTGCAACGACGGCGCATGGTTCAAGGACACGCCGATCGACCTTCGCAACAAGGACGCACTTCAGGCCCTGCAAGGCGTTTGGATCTATGAGTTTGCTGAGCTCGATAGCATCCGGCCGCGTGAGTCCACGACGACCAAAGCCTTCCTAAGCTCCCAGGTGGACAGCTACCGTCCGCCATATGGTCGCGCATTCGTCCAAAGTAAACGCCAATGCGTGATCGTGGGTACGACCAATGAAGACGAATTCCTTGCCGACCGCACAGGATCCCGCCGGTTCTGGCCCGTGGAAGTGGGGACCATTGCCCTTGATGAAGTGAAGGCCGACCGCGATCAACTATGGGCCGAGGCTGTGGCCGCGTTCAAGTCGGGCGAGACCTGGTGGCTCGAGGGTGATCAAGAGCTTGAACTCATTGATTCAAGCTCAGCATTCAGCCAGATCGACGCATGGGAGGCACCGATCTCCGCCTGGCTCCTCGATGGTGCTGGCCCTCGGGTCGAGTGCAACCCGGATCTCGAAGCGTTCACGTCCCGCGATGTGCTCCACTTGGTCCTCGAGCTACCGAGCTCCCAACAGGGCCGCGGCGCACAGATGAGGGTGGCCTCCATCCTCTCCGAGTTGGGCTGCACCAAGTCCCGACGGCGGTGGTCTGATGGCCCAACCTCGGGGCCTGTTGTCCCTACGTCCCAACCTGGATCCGTCCGGCAGTGGCGATGGCTGAGCCCCAAGATGCAAATAGTCCAACAACATGGGCCGCGGTCATAACCTGTCCCGGGACAGCAAGAGGTTGGTCGGGCCAGCGATTCCCGCCTTGGCTCCTCCCTTACTGCCTACTGTCCCTACTGTCCCTACCTAGTAGTAGTAAAGAGTTAGGATTGAATTGCTATTCTCTTAGAGAAGGTGGGGAAGTAGGTAGGGCCGGGACAGGACAGTCGGGACAGCTCACCCAGTCCGAACCGAGCGGACAGGTTCTGTCCTCATCGTCCGGGTTGATTTGCGGACAGATTCTGTCCTTGGTGTGTTACAGTGGACCCGGGAAAGGTTCAGGGCTCCAAGTCCACAAGGAAAAACAGCCTAAACGCGTGTGTTTGGGCCGTTTTATACCCCGACGTGTGTAACCT